GCAAGAGTATACACTATTGTGCCTATCTGCCTGATCAATGGATAAAAACAACATAATCCTGGGGCGTGACAGCTACGACAGCACGTTTGGCAACACAGTGGTACCATTCTTCAATCGCAATATTACGCCCTATCCCACAGAATCAGGTGGCCCAAAGTTTGATTTAATTCCTGTTACCAAACAAAAAGACAATATGATTAACAATGCTCGATTATTTGCCCAACAGGAATATGATCGCATTATGGAACTGGTGTCGGTGTTGGAACGGCAAGCCGCCGATATCCGACGTCGACTGGACATGACCGATCTGGTTCACAGCTGCATTTATAATTTCCAGTTGAGCGTAGGGCATATATACTGGGTAGTATATGATAAAAGAAAAGACCTACATCGTCTGATCGGCATGTCGCCCACAGACTGGTCCAGTGGAGTACCCGCTGATTATGAATATATTATATCGGTTCGCTATCTAGGTGACCACACATGGACAGAAGTCCGGGAGACATAACATGGCTACAAGAAAGCCTCGAAAAACAGCAGAAGCCGCAGAAGCCGCAGTGGTGGCACCGACCACACCGGCGACTCGACCACGACGACCACGGGCCGCACGGCCTGATACCGCAGCCAAAGATGCCGCCACTGCACGTGGTGAGCCCTATGTGGCCATATTAACCATTGAGCTGGATCCCGACAATGTCGGCAACGGTGCATTTGAATTGGACTGGAATGACAAATTTATAACCAATCTGGTTCGTGCCGGTTACCAGAGTCGTCCCAACGAAGCCGAGGACGTCATAGTGGATCGCTGGTTTCAATCGGTGTGTCGCAATGTGGCCATGGAAAACTTTGAACAATGGGAAGTTAACCAACCCACTGAAATCAGGCCACGTGTGATCGATCGGCGTGATGCCGGAGACGGACGCATTGAGATTTCCTGATGAAGTCTGGTGTAATTGGCTGCTTGAATGATCCTGACAATACGTACCCCTATTGGGTTTTGCCCGGCAATGTCATGGGCGAAGTCCAGACTCGACCGGGATTGGCTGGTGGCTGGCAAGATGCCGACCGGCAGGTCAGGCAGAATCAAACACAGCAAATAAGGGCATATCTCAGTGAAGCCTGTGAGGGTCATTGGACTATATCCAATCATCGTTTCCTATTCCAGCTGGAATCAGATTGGGAGATGTTTAAAACTATGTGTCTGATCGGATGGCAATAATACTTTATGTAAATGGAGACAGCCACACGGCCGCTGCCGAGGCTGTCAATCCACATGGTTTTGCTGAAGATGACAGCCGCTATCGACATCTGGGGCGGCGGCCGCATCCCGACAACCTGCGAGTAAGCTGGGGTCAACAACTGGCTGATTCCATGGGTGGCCAGCTGGTATGTCAGGCCGAATCGGCCAGCAGCAATCACCGCATCAGTCGTACTACATTGCAATATATTCTGGATCAGATGAACGATAAACGTGATATTCCGGATTTTGTCATCATTGGTTGGAGCACGTGGGAACGCAGAGAATGGCTGCATGATGGAGTGTCCTGGCAGATAAGTGCCGGCGGTGTGGGCGATGACTGGCCTGACGCTGTAAAGCATGCCTATCGCGACTGGGTGCTCAATATTGATTACAACCTATGCATGCGTGAGGCGCAGAAATCCATCTATGAATTGCATCTTGATCTGCGGCTATTGAATGTCAAGCATCTGTTCTTCAACACATTTCTTCCACTGAGTAACGTAGAACATCTGGATTGGCTGGGGTCATACATTGCACCCTATGATGCAGATTTGACCTTCTATAACTGGTGCCGTGCCCAGGGGTTTCAACCAGTGTACCCAGGTTCATATCATTTTGGTGCTGATGCGCATGCTGCATGGGCCCGATTTCTTGAACCCTATTTGACCGCATTGGTACTGTCAGAATGAAAAATTATTGGCAATCTGGTGCCTGGCCACTTAGTTGGCACCAGCCCAACAGCCGTGACCAATGGCAAGGGCCAGACCAACCACTGGCGCTGGAGCAAAATCCCCAGGCCGATCAGTGGCGGACAGTCAATATAGAATATTGTCGCAATGCGCAGGGGTTCCGCACGCATGATCTCCTGGCCCTGATGGGCCAGGCGGTTGATGTGGCACTGGGTTGTAGTTTTACTGAAGGTGTGGCAGTGCCGGAAACAGCACGCTGGCCCAGTATAATTGAACGGCAGTGTCACCGCCCATTATTAAATTTCGGTATCGGCGGCGCCAGCACCGACACTGTCGCCCGTATACTTACCAACATCACCGATCTCTATGAGATTCAGTCAGTTTTTATATTATGGCCCGAACTCTCTAGATTTGAACAGTATGGTCCAGAAACCAGTGCCAGGCCCATAATCAGTGTGACACCTCAGCGAGCCCAAATCGAACATGCCTGGAACATGGATCACCACGCCAGTTGGCAACGATACTACCGAAACCGTCATATTGTGCAGTTGCTGGCACAACATCATGGATTTCAAATCTATGAAATGTTGCTGGATCTGGCCATCAAAACCATACCGTTCACACCCGGCCGTGATGGCCAACACTGGGGGTATGAATCGCATGTGGCCATGGCCAATTGGTTTATGAGTCAGCAACGGCGCTTGACAACATAATACACAGTATGTTATTATAATAAGATGAAATATTTAATCATTGATACTGCAAATACATTTTTCCGAGCCCGTCACTCAGCCCATCGACAGACCGACACCTGGAGCCGCCTGGGATTTGCCATACATGTGACCTTGAGTAGTGTCAACAAGGCGTTTAGAGACCAGAAGGCCGATCATGTGGTCTGGTGTCTAGAAGGACGCAGCTGGCGCAAGGATTTCTATGCGCCCTACAAGGCCAATCGTGCTGTGGCTCGTGCTGCGCTGACTGAATCCGAACAAGAGGAAGATAAGTTGTTCTGGGAGGCATTTGACAACCTCAAAACTTTCATTGAAACTCGTTCCAATTGCACTGTGCTACAACACAGTCAACTGGAGGCCGATGACCTAGTAGCTGGATGGATCCAGGCGCATCCAGATGATCATCACACCATCGTCAGCAGCGACACTGATTTCTATCAATTGTTGGCAGAAAATGTAAATCAATATAACGGAATAGCCGATGAGCTCCACACCACCCAAGGTATCTTTGACAAAAAGGGTACCGCAGTCTGCGATAAAAAAACCAAAGAACCAAAAAAAATACCCGACCCCGCGTGGATACTTTTTGAAAAGATTATGCGGGGCGATCCCACGGACAATATATTTTCAGCCTACCCTGGTGTTCGGGTCAAAGGTACTAAAACCAAAATTGGCCTGCAGGAAGCATTTGAAGACCGTACCGCAAAAGGCTTTGCGTGGAACAACCTCATGCTGCAGAGATGGACGGACCACACCGGGGTCGAGCACCGAGTTCTAGACGACTACGAGCGCAATCGAGTGCTGGTGGACCTGGCAGCACAACCAGACGACATCCGTGCCGTGATTGACGAAACCATCCAACTGGGGTCAGTGGTCAAGCAAAATTCGCAAATAGGTATTCATTTCATGAAGTTTTGCGGAAAGTATGAGCTGGTCAAAATTGGTGACCAAGCGCAGGAATACACTCGATGGCTGGGAGCCAGTTACCCCCATGCAGAATAACATACACAACGGTCCAGTCAACGTATCAGTGGTGCTGCTGATGCTGGCCCTGGGCATGGCAGCACTGGTTCAACTCAACCTCGTGGCCACACGGTCGGCAGGTGACTATGATTGTGCCAGTGCCGAATTTCGTTCCGATTATCCGCGCCGAGTGGTATTGGCCTGTAGACATCAGAGGTTATCCCAATGATCGGACATCTTTCTTCAGCGAATCCCTGGATTGTCATTGGATCTGGAGTACCCAACTATCCCTATGTGGGTCATAGCACCAATCCCATGCAGGGTATGGTGCGTATATTCAACAATCGTATGGAAGTCTGGACTGGCAATGAATGGACGTTGTTCTATGGTGAAATGATCACCATTGATCTGTCGGCGCGAGCAAAGGCCGCACTGGATTGGGCCGAACGGCGCATGCTTGAAGAACAGCGGTTGGAGCGGTTGGCCCAACAACATCCGGCCGTGGCTGATGCGGTGGCGGCAGTGGCGGCTGCACAGGAACAACTCAATATAGTGGCAATACTTACCGAAGAGGATAAAAAATGAAATGGTTTGATCGTTGGTTTTACCGCAAAGTACGTTGGTGTTTGAATCGTGCAGAATCAGATCTGCCACTGGTCAAAGACGAACAAGATTTTCTAGACAGACGACATAGGGCGAGGGACAACAGCAATATAGCGGCGCCCAGAGAGATCCCTATCGATTCTTCGGGCGGAGTCAACATGGAGCATGGTATTCGATTCAACGTGTTGAATTGCCGTGGTGGTATAGTACTGGAAGTACGAATATGGGACTCCAAGATGCATGAGCACCGCACCAAAACCTATCTAATACCCGACGGTGAACCAGTGGCCGAGCGGATTGGACATTATGTAACTATGGAAATGATGAACAACTGATGGAGACCACTTTTGAAATACCCAAGATCCGTCGCGGCCACCGTGTGGGCAGTGGTACTGATGCTGCCTATTGGTTCGAGATGGACCATGTGGGCGAAAGTCCACGTAGTCTACTAGAGATATTTGATCTCTATCTCAACCAATATGGTTGGGATCGCTACATTACCCCCGGAATGACCTGTGTGGACATTGGCGGACATTCGGGTGACACTGCTGTGCCCATGGCCTGGCTCAGTCGCGGCACGGTGCTGAGTGTGGAACCCAACCCCATGATCAAACAATATCTCGACTTCTGCTGCGACATGAACGGACATCTGGCACACTTGATCACTGCCGACGAGGCTGTGACCACCCACAGTGGCGGTACCGTAGAAATCCTAGATCACAATAACGCCATGTGTAACGGTGGCATGATCGATCCCACATGGACTCCGGCACTGCAACAGCGCATGCTGGCCAATCATGGGGACAGCATTAGAGCAAAAGGTCTCACACTGGCCGATCTATGTGCTAAATATTTAACCGAGGCCGAACAAGCCCATATGGGATTTATCAAGATCGACACCGAAGGACATGATGGTTCAATACTCAAATCCAGTGCCGAATTCCTCAATAAATTCCGACCGCATGTTTTTACTGAATGGTTTTTTGCATATACCGATGTCGAAAGTCGGCAATTGTTTGACATCATCGATGAGATCAATTATGTACCATTTTACCCGGGCACTGACGAAGTGGCCTCTATCAATAAAAGATCCGAAGATCTCATATTGATCCATCGTGACAGAATTTCGGAGATATTCCCCAATGAGTGAATTAGTAGCAACGCCAGTGGTTAAAAATAAGTTCTGGGTAGTTGAAGATGGTGGTAATCGCATTGCCACCATACAGGCGCGAGAAGACGGTACGTTTGTATATGTGCATGCCGACGATCGTGAAGTATTTCCCAGTATCAAACAGCTGGCTGAGAAATACAATATTCAAGTGGTTCGCAGCCCGTCGGTGGCTAAAACCACTGCCGGTGCTTGGGAAGTTCATGGGTTTCCAGTGGACTGTCGCCCGCACAATGTACTATATAATGTGCCGCGACGATTGCCGGTCTACACTAGATCAGCCAAAAGTCGCAGCTATCACTGTGCCGGACACTATCTCATTCAATTGAATGATGTCTGGGAGAGTCACTATTGTCCCAAGCTGATTACCGTCAATCGATATCCCACCCAGGGCCCATTCCATATTGCCATGACTGGAATAAACAATGAGTGAGCCCAGCATTCACATTCGCAATTTCAACGACAAAATCAAGTTGATGAATCAAACTCAACGGCGAGACCTAGTGCTGTCGGCGGCCGAGGCCCGGAGCCTTCATGCAGAGATCTACGCCCTGATGGCACAGATTGCCGATCTGTCGCGGCGACCGGCCGAGTCTGATTCAGTCACAGTGGCTATGGACGGTGGTGGATTTTAGTTATATACGCTGTTATCGGGCATAAATAAAAGTATCAAGGAAAATGCCATGTCGAGACCCAAACCCACTGTATTGCTGGAAAACATCAATAGATCCAATTGGAAGAGCGAACAGGTTTTGGCCAGTGACGGCATCTGGGCTGTATACTTCGATAACCAACCCATCAATCTCAAGACACAGAACACCCTAGTCAGCTACCCTGGACCCAAATACAAAAAGGTGTCCTTCAGCAATTCCGGACATGCCATCAATCTAGCCAAAAAACTCAATTCCCTTTTTAAAACCGATCGTTTTTCAGTCGTGTTGTTGCGCCAAGGTGACCGGATTTACCCCTAATCAATTGGAATATCAACAACGTATTCTGGCCAGCCTAGACCTGGATCCGGGATTGTTGGATGGGCAACAATCAGCCTGGTGGTTCAACCCCACTAATCTCCATAGTCTGCGACTGACCCGATTGGGACACAAGTGGTTCCGCGATGTGGCCAACATCGCCTGCTATCCAGTGTCGATCGGCGATCAACGAATATTACCGCGGCAGCTGTTGCAGTTGGAACGCCTGTGGACAGCACCCTACTATATCCAGACATCCAGTAAAATCTGGGTCTACAATGAAACCGACTATGTGATGTTGCAACTGCATGGTCACAATCTACACCAATACCTCAACAATCTCCAGCTGAAATAGTGTTGTTTTTAAACAACATTGACATTAGACACCAAAACCCCATTATAGTATACTGTTCACAAGAATAACTCCTGTGAGTCAGAATCATGCGTCGTATGATTGTAGAAGTGGGATTAGTCAGTGCCCTGGTTGTGGGATCATCGTTGCTGTTCAATCAACAGAGCACTGAAGTCCAACATACGGTGGAAGTCTTTGTTGTAGAAATACAACAACTTCGCGGACAGGTACTGGCTTTGAGTGACCGTGTGGAACACCTACAGCAAATTATCATGTATAATACTGGCATACCGATAAAGTTCACTGAACGAGAAATGACCTGTCTTGCTAAAAATATATATCACGAGGCCGGAGTTGAAGATCGCTCGGGCAAAATCGCAGTGGCGCAGATAACCTACAATCGCCTGCAGAGCGGACACTGGGGGCATGATCTATGCGCAGTGGTGTATGCGCGAGCACAATTTTCCTGGACCCTCAGTCCACACAAGAAAATCGAGCGGCCACAGGGTCAGCTGTGGCAGGAAAGTTGTCAGGCAGCCGAAGACTTTGTGCGTGGCTTGAGAATCAAAAATCTCGAACGCAGCACACATTATCATGCCGATTACATTGCGCCGCCGCGATGGGCAGTGTCTGATCGCCAGGTTCACCGAATCGGCCAACATATTTTTTATGCACTATTATGAAAATAATTCGATTAGATCGTAGATTTAGAGTGTACCAAGAGGCCAACTTCACCTGGGCCATGACATGGCCCAAAACAAGTGACAATTTCAGTATCGTATGCCGTATGGAAGAACTTATGACCGACCTCTTTGGCGATCAGTACGAACAACCATATTACATAAATGGCTGGAGGAGCACCTTCGGTGGGAGATATTTTTATATCTATGTGCGGGAACGACCCATGCTGACGGCTGTGTTGTTGGCGGCAGCAGCATGACCTATCCCATGGTTATACCAAAATGGTGGAGTAGGGATTGCCCACATTGGTGGTGGTCAATGTTTAACCACTGCACGATCGGGCATGTGGCCGAAATATTTCGCCAACACAATGCCACAATTATTTTGGCCGCCAATGGCGATATTGAGTTGGTGTGGGATTCTGAACAGGATTATGTGATATTTTTATTGGGGCAAACCGAATGCGCCACTTGAAAAAAGCTATCTGGCCCTATCGAGTATCGATCGGAATTGAACGACACAATGAATCCCAATGGGCCATGGCCGAATGGTTAAATGAGAACGCTCTCTTAAATGGGAACACCGACCGGTGGCAGAGTCTGGTGGTGTCACGCACAGATGGAGTCGATTATTACTTTCGTGAAGAATCTCTGGCGGTGCAATTTGCACTGAGGTGGGTATGATGCTGGAATATTCATGTAGTCCATATACCAGTGCCGTCTGGCCGCATCGTGTCGGCATATATTATCATCATTCCATTTCCGGTTTGATTTCGACGGCACGCCTGCGTAAAATAGACGAAATAGACAAATGGTGTAGTGATACATTCGACGCGATGTCATTCGTCTCCATTGGAGAGACCTGGCACTTCAAAAATAAAGAAGATGCTATGGTGTTTTTATTGCGGTGGTCATGATGTATGTAGCATTTGCAGGATTACGGTATAGTGATCAACTACCCAAATGGTTTCGTAATTTTCTTACTTCATTGCAATGCAAAGACCGGAACTTGTCTCTGGTCCGGGATATATCACTGAAAGATATAAACGACGCCCTAAAGCCGTATCATGCGGAATATACATCTACTTGGTCCGGTTTCTATGACTATGAAGAAGCCGCCACATTGGAATTTGCCACCGAGCAGGATTATGTCATGTTTTTATTGAGGTTTACATGACATACGTCGCATTTACAGGGCTGTGGCATTTACAAGAAACTCCACCATGGTTTCGTAATTTTCTTAGGTTATCTGGCTTACCAAAGAAATCCGATTCATGGCGCTGGTCTATTGACAGTATAAATCAGGCATTGATGTCATATCACGCAGTAATTTATAATCGTATTGACGAGATTACATTGGAATTTGCCACGGAGCAGGATTATGTTATGTTTGTATTGAGGTGGTCATAACGTGGTCCATCACTGGCATCCCCGAAAGACCCAGTATGTGGCGCCTGTAGCAGTGCCGGCCGGCGCAGAAACCTGGTGGTTGATCGTCAAATGGTGCTTTGATCAGTATGGCGACACCGGTACCTGGAGATACGATGGCGAGGGTGTGTTTGTATTTGACAATGACCAGGACTATGCTTTGTTTTTATTGAGGTGGGCATGACATACGATTTACAACATACCCACTGGCAGGAAGGTCACGATACGGTTATGAAAGAAATGCAAGCAGAAGAAGCACAGATGGAAAAATATTCTTATCAAATTAAGGCGCCAGGTGTCGTAATTGATACTGGAAATAAAGAATGGTGGGTACGATGGTACTGGTGTGGTGAGAATTTTACCAAGGGAACTTATCGGTATGGAGGTGGATATTTTCAATTTCGGCACGAACAAGATGCGATATTTTTTGCTCTGAGGTGGTCATGATAATCAGAATCCATATTCCCGGCATGGTGTCAGCGGAGATGAATACTATATTTCAATGGTGCCTAGATCATTTTGGTGAATATCGCGATCAATGGAATTACAATATTATGACTGGTATCTGGGAGTTTAGAAAATCTAGTGATGCTGTATTATTTTCCTTGAGGTGGTCATGACATACGACGTATTTGTAGGATGGCAGTATTTAAATGAATCCCCATCGTGGTATAGGAACTTTATCGTTTCGCTGCCGGATCTATCTTATGAAGGTATAAACTATACCTTGAAACAATGGCAAGCAGAGTACACATATACGGATGACTGTGGTTACTTGCTGCGATTTGCCACCGAGCAGGATTATGTTATGTTTTTATTGAGGTGGTCGTGAATACAGATCCGTTCAGTAAAGAAAATCTCATTACGATTTTCGCCCTATCAACACCTCGTGTATTGAGCTGGTGCGATTCTGTTGGAGTCAAGTATGTATTGTTGGGGTCAAATTCGTTAAGCTGCTGGATTAATATCCCAGACCCTTCTGATAAAACTGCATTCTTATTGAGATGGTCATGACAACTGTAATACAACCATATTTTTCTAAGCATCCACATAAAATTACTCTTGAATTTGATTCTAGAGGTCAGTTACTGGAGGAAATCGACATAGCCAATTGGCTATTGGATATTATGGGTGATACCGGCATTCGTTGGCGTGTTACATACAGTTGGAAACACAACATCTATCATTTCAATGATGAGGAAGATGCTGTGTTATTTGCCTTGAGATGGGCATGATGCACATAGTTAGAGTACCCTTTCGTGTACCTCCCCAGAGCACTGTCGGAATGAATCTTTGGTTGACACAACAGCTAAAGTTAGTGTATAGACAAGACTGGAAGTGGTATAGTTCATATCCTGAATATGGATATTATATCTATCAATTCAAAGATGAACAAATGGCCACAATCTTTGCCTTGCGGTGGGTTAGATGAAATTACTGGATGACATACGGGACCGTTGGACGACATGGCGCACCGGCAAGAGCCGAACAGAGCGTGAGTGGGAGGATTGGTATGACAAGAATGTCAACTGGCGTGCAAATAATATTACCGATATGTTTAAAAACTTTAAACATGTCATTGAAGTAGATGCTACTAAGTTTTTATGGGACGAAGGAACGGTCTGGGCTCCACACCCAGCTGCTCAACAATACTTCTATCCACAGAGATCCCTGGGTGAAAACTGTGTCTGGCGATTAGAAAGAGTATCATGGAGCGATTGGCAAAAGCGTTGGATAATAAACGGAATAGGCAGTGAAGATCGAGTATTTGTTGCGACAAATTCAGATGAAGATGCTGTAATGATTGCTCTGAGGTGGAGATGAAGATATTTCTCAATTCAGACTGCCGAGTAAGCATGCCCATGCTGGTGTGGTTAAGTTACAATATTGGGCCCATTGAAAGCACTCGTGCTCCTGGGCCCGATCAATCGTGGACTCATCAACCGAGGCGTCATGTTGGACCCGAGTGGTGGACCCAACATCAAGGCCGAGGATGGGAAATAATGTACACTCCTCGAAGACAGGAGCAACAGACAAGACGGGGCATTTACATTGATATTGATGATGAACAACTGGCCGTGTTGTTTTCCTTGAGGTGGTTATGAAAAGAATAGAAGGATATCCACCGCTTGATTGGCATGAAGTTGTCATACTTTGGACTGACATTATAAAGAAGCAGTCCTATCATTCTATAATAGAATGGCTTGACAAAACTATCGAAGGATGTTATTATCATATAGATATATTTAATCAACCAGAAGGAATAGCGTTTAGATTTGAACAGCGCGGAGATGCTATATTGTTTAAGCTGAAATGGGCATGAATATAATGACAGAAAA